CAAGATACATCAGGAAGGGGCTCAGCCATCGTCTGGCGCAATAAATACAACCAGTTAGTGGTAGACTGCCAGACCAAGGGAGAAAGCGTCAGAGAAAGCGTTTCTGAGGATATTGTCAAAGAGCAGAAAAAGGAATCCAAGGTCAAAGAAATAACCGGTCTGGACTCGGTGACCATTGTGCTGCTCATTTTTGCGTTATTTGCCATGCTGGCCATCATAAAAAAATATTTATGAACATCATCCATTTACAACGAATCTGGGAGAACGACAAACAGACCGGAGGCGTCGCTACTATTAGAGACGAAAAGACGTTCAAAGCGCTCATGGAATTTCGAACTTTGGAGCTTTCATGGGTAGATGACAACGAGGACGGCATTTCTGATCGCATGGTCTCACGAATCCCAGCTGGTGGCTATGAGATGGTCCAGCGATATTCCGAAAAATACAAAAATCACCTACACATCAAAAACGTGCCAGGCAGGTCATTCATTTTGATTCATACCGGAAATTATCATTGGCATACCAAGGGCTGCATCTTGGTAGGGTCTGATTTTTCAGACATCAATGCTGATGGATTTCTTGATGTCATCAACTCAAAACAGACGATGAAACGCATTTTGGAGCTCATTACGACCGACTCACGAATCTTCATTGAAGACAAATTTGACTTTTATGATACAATGGGACCGGTTCACATCTGAAATCCTAAATTTTCATAAACAAGGGCTTCGGGCTTCGGAAATATCCAATGAATTAATCACCAAACATCCCGAAATTCATTTCCCTTCTGGCACCGATCGGCGAGTCAGAGAAATTATTCATCGTTTTAAAATCAGCCCCGAAGAGACCAACAGAAATAATGGAGGGAAGGTGCTGGTCTACGACATAGAAACGCATCCTATTAAGACCTTCACATGGTCGATGTGGCCGGATTCGATTAATAATGATATGATAGTCCACGATTGGGGCATCCTCTCATGGTCTGCAAAATGGCTGTTTGAGGACGAAATTATGCACGACAAGCTTACCCAGTCGGAATTGGAGTCGGTAGTTTATCATGATGAGCTCAAAGATCAAAGGGTCTCCAAGTCCATCTGGTCCCTCATTGATGAGGCGGACGTTATTATCCACCACAACGGCGATAAATTTGACATACAGAAACTGAATTCCAAGTGGTTTGAATATGGCATCACGCCCCCATCGCCATATCAGAGCATAGATACTTTAAAACACGCCAGAAAGAAGCTGAAAGGACTTACATCAAGGCGTCTGGATTTCATAGCGCAGAAGCTGGAGCTCGATGGTAAAATGGAAACGCCAAAGGGCATGTGGATGAAGATCATGAAAGAGGCCGACTATGAAAGCATGGAGCACCTGGTCAGATACTGCGACCAAGATGTCCGGCTTTTGGAGGCGGTCTATTTGAAAATGAGGCCTTGGATTTCCCCTCATCCTAATATGGCGCTGACGTCGATTTCTGATGATGGGTGCTGCCCGGTATGCACGAGCACGGAAAGAAAAGATTTGGGCACTCCTTACAGAACATATAGCCACGAATATGCGTCTTACAGCTGTCTGAGTTGTGGGTCTAATTACAAAGGACGCAAGGCCATCAGCATGAGCCCTCCATTTATTCACATGCCCCGATAAATTTTTTTTTGTAGTTTTTAAAAAAGGTGTATATTGCACCTATCAAACAACAAAAAAACTACAATGGAAAAGCAATTTTTATTTTTCGTATCCACGTCACTAAACATCACCACCGAGGAAATCTGGGCTATTGCTAATGAATCGTTAAAAACATACTGCCCCAAAAGCGAGGTGAAGGTCGAGCACTCAACAAAAAAGGGAGACGACAGCGTAATCAACACCTTTGACGTCACCTTTATTTTCAATAAATATTTGGAAACTGGCGCTGTGCAGGCAGCCTTTAACATGGGCAAAGAGATTCAAGAATTAGAATGTAAACATTAGGGTTGGTTTAAAGTCGAAGGCCGGGGTAACACCCGGCTTTTGGCGTTAAAAAGCAATGCAATGACAGAAAACAAACACTTAAAAATCTACACGAAAAATGAGGTTCTGAAAAGTGAGAGCCCATTCAACGCACGTCAGGTCGAGCTGCTGGTGAAAAAGACTCCAGCGAGATATATCAAAAAAAGAAAGGCCAAGGGTGGAGGGACTTGGGATTTCGTAGAGGGCACCTACGTCACTAAGATGCTGAATTTACTCTTTGGATTCAACTGGAGCCACGAGGTGCGAGATTTCAAGATTTTAGGACCTGAAGACGGCGACATGGCAATCGTTTTGGGCAGACTAAGCGTTCCCGATGGTGCTGGAGGATTCATCATCAAAGAGCAATTCGGAAGGGCAGAAATCAAACGCAAAAGAGACGGCATTAGAAGCCCTCTGGACATCGGAAATGACTTGAAGGCAGCGACGACAGACAGCCTGAAAAAATGCGCATCGCTCATTGGCATCGCATCTGACGTCTATGGTCAGGATTCGTTCGATGGCATCATCGTAGACTCACCAGAAGAGAAGGAAAATCTTGAGCTCAACTCGGTGCTGTCGTATCTCGAAAAGATAAAAGGCGATAAGGCATCGCTCGATGCATTTAAGCAGTCGGCAGCATTTCAGAAATACAAGGACCACAAAGACATAAAAGCAGCACTATGAAAAATGAACTGATATTCAACTGCTCGGAGCTGGGCAGAGTGATGGCCAATGGCCGGGCAAAAGAATCCATAGGCAAGGACGCCATGACGATGCTATGGGAAAAGAAGGTTATGGAGAAATACGGACGGCGGAAGCTGTTTTTTTCCAAGTTCACGAGAAAAGGCAATTTGATGGAGGAGAAAAATATCGTCAATTACTTCGAATTCCGGCTAATTAAAAATCCGGACGCCATCCCATTGGTAAAGAACGAGGAGAAATTCGATAACAAATGGGTCAAAGGATACCCGGACCTATTGGATAAATTGCCACCAAACGCCAGCGAGGTGGTGGATATTAAAAGCAGCTGGGATCTATGGACCTTTTTGCAGTCTGAATTGACGCCAGCATATAAGTGGCAAGGCATCGGCTATTGCTGGTTGACTGGCGCCAGAACATTCAAGCTTACCTATGTGCTGGAATCAGCGCCTTTGACATTGATTGATGATGAGGTCCGCAGAAATTCATATCAACTGGACAATCCTGATGACCCTGACCAATATGCGGACATGGTCGAGAAGGTACAGCGCAACATGACCTTTGACGATATACCCTTGAAAGATAGGGTCCGAGAATTTGTATATGATGTCACGGACGATGACATTGAGCAGCTGAAAGAAAGAATCACGGAATTAAGATCTTTATATCAAGGAATTGAAATATGACTCTACTATGCCCGATTAACCATTCGAAGCATTACAGAAATAGATTGAAAATGTGCCCAATATGCAAAGGAACTAATAAGGTGAAATCGGAAAACGAGGCCATGGAAATGCTCAGCATCGTAGACCCTTACCATCAATTCACCGAAATGGATTATAGAAAAGAACTCGGCTATGTTTTATGAATGGATCAAACTGGTGATCATTATCGCCTATTTCACCGCTGCTGTATTCGTTTTTTTGACGCTGCCCGGTATTCGGGGCTGGAGAAAGTTTTTCGATGCGTTAGAGAGCGCCTATCGGTTTATCACGCAGCCTAAATATAGAAGAAAGTAAACGTCCCGGATGACTGACCTATGGGACGTGCAATTTAAGGTCAATTTTAATAACGCCAAAAACAACAGACATGGCAAAAATGATGTTTGGCATCTCATTAGATGTCACCAAAATTCCAAAAGACAAACTCGTAAAAGGCAAAAAAGGGACGTATCTCAGCCTGACCGGATTTATTGACGACGAGCTCAATGACTACGATCAGAATATCTCAGTATGGCTGGAGCAGTCCAAGGAGGAGCGAGACGACAAAGCAAACAAGGTATATCTTGGCAATGGGAAGCTCTTCTGGTCGGATGATAAGGAATTGCTGCCTACAGCGAAAACGGAAGCCGTTGGCGAGGCTAAACAGCCGAAGGCACAGCAAGACGAGGATGACGATTTACCATTTTAGTCATGAGCACTTTACAAAAGCAGATTAACAAAGGGCTTGAGTCTCACCATGAGGCTCACGCCCTCTCGGTCAGGGTGGAATCTATTTTTGATTTGGTAGAGAAACACACCGGCATTCATTGGACAGATATGGTCGGACCATCAAAAAAGGGGCATATCGTCAAGGCAAGGCATCTCGTGGCATACTTACTATCTCGACATATAAAAGGTCCCAGCTTAGAGCAAAAAGGCAGGATTATCAATCGCCACTATGCGACGATGATTCACGGATCTCGAAGCATTGAAAACCAAGCACAATTCGACCAAAGATTCAAAAAGGAATTGCAGTCTATTGAGGACGCCTTGACGTCATCGGATATTCACTTGGAAGCTGAGCGCAAAACCACGCTGAGCAGCTTCTTGATGACCAAGGAGCAGCTGCAAAAGATTCACAATCTGGGCACCAATGGCCAGACCTTTCTTCATTCGTTAATTTTAGTATTGAAATCATGAGAATAGAGGTAAACCTAACGCCACAGACTATTTGCTTATTTCTGGCTTTCTCTCGGGTTAGCAAATTGGAAAATGACAATATGGGTAATCTATGGCAGGTATGGGGCTGGGCAATCAACATCTTGTTTTTTGAGGTGCTTTTCTGGACCGACGTGGACTTGGTGGATTCGCATTTGTGATGACTCTTATTATGTCTTAGAACAAATTTGAGATCAACACCGGAAAAGGGTGTGTTCTGGAAAATAAAACTAAAGACGAGAATGAAACACGGATCACTTTTTAGTGGTATAGGCGGTTTTGACTTAGCTGCCGAATGGATGGGATGGGAAAATATTTTCCATTGCGAATGGAACGAATTTGGTCAAAGAGTTTTGAAGCATTATTGGCCAAATGCTGATAGTTTACACGATATAAGAAAAACAGATTTTACAAAATATGAAGGATCAATTGACATTATTTCCGGGGGATTTCCCTGTCAGCCCTACAGCGCAGCAGGAAAGCGATTGGGAAAAGAAGATGAACGCCACTTATGGCCAGAAATGCTTAGAGCAATTCGAGAGATTAAGCCAACCTGGGTTGTGGGCGAAAATGTTCGCGGGCTTGTTAATTGGAATGGAGGGTTGGTATTCGATGAGGTGCAGTCTGACTTGGAAGCTGAAGGGTACGAAGTCCAACCGTTTTTACTTCCAGCTGCAGCCGTCAACGCTCCCCATAGAAGAGACAGAGTTTGGTTTGTTGCCTACTCCAGTCGTACAAGCTTCACAACGAAACCTGAACGAGAACGGCAAAAGTGTGAGCAAAGCAGGTCAGAGTTACGGAATATCGCTTCAGCAGTTGGCGAAGTCAAGGATGCTACCAACCCCAATAGCAGGGGACTGGAAGGGTCAACTAAGGTCGGACGGAACAGCATCGATGTTGAGTGGAAAAGCCAGTTTGGGGATGCTACCGACACCAGTAGCATCGGACGCAACAACTGGGACCATAATAGGGAAGAACGACACATTCAGAGAAACATCAACTGGGATGCCTCGCAAAGTGAATCAGAATGGAACGGACGGAAGCGTGGGATTGGCGAGATTGGGGAAATTGGGAATGCTGCCGACACCGACAGCGGAAATAATAAAGCACAGTCACAAAAAAGAATATTGGGACAAGCGCATAGAGAATGGAAGGCAGCAAGATTTATCAATGATAGTACATGGACACAATGGGCTAACTTCCCAACTAAACCCCCTATTTGTGGAGGAGATGATGGGATTCCCAGAGAACTGGACTCTATTACCTTTTCTAAATGGCGAAACGAATCAATCAAAGCCTACGGAAATGCCATAGTGCCTCAAGTGGCATTTCAGATATTTAAAGCCATTCAAGAATATGAAAACCTAAAAGGGGGAAAGGATAACAACTAACAAATTAATGGGCAGCTGGCAAGCCCTTAGATTTCTGTTAGCGGTTAAATTGACAACCTTTCCCTTTTTTTTTACTATACACCGG